GCAGCGGCAAATGTAATTCCATTTGCTTCTTGGTTCCAAGCAACATCAGACTCAAGCGCAAATCCGGAACTATATCCCGTAGTTACAATTCCTGTTGGAGAATTAAGTGCAAAAATATATTCTGAGTTATTTGCAAGATACTTTCTCCAGTAAGATGGATTGCCTACTGAGAATTCTGCATCAGATGCCTTAGAAAGCGCGAGGTGCTTCTCAAGAATTGTTCCGGCATTTCCAGTTACTGTGCCTAGAGCATCAACAACTACGACATGAACTTCATCAAATCTTGAGTTTCTTGCTGCAGCGTATGCAGAAGTTCCAGGTCTTGGGGCAATATTATTCCAAGAAATGGTTGAAGTACTTGTAAGACCTAATGTTTGTTGATCAAACCAATCAAGTCTTGAAGTGTAAGAGGTCGATCCAGTTGCAACTGTTCCTCCATTTGTGTGAATAGCGACACTTCCTGTTGAAGAGAAAGCATAAAGACCAGAAGGTTGATAATCTACTTCGGTTTCAGTTCCTGCCGCAGATACGTGGGAGAGTACTTTTACAGATATATTAGATCCTGATATTTCAGTAATAATGCCTTTCAGATATCCATCAAGAACTGAGGTAGTACCAGCACCAGGATTTACTCTACCTACTACAGACTGAGTAACACCATATCCAACTTGAATATTTGTGATCCCAGATACTACTGAAGTGTTAACACCAACAATAATTTGATCCGCTTTGGAGTCAATAATACCAACTTTGATTCCGTTTGACCAAGAACCTGGGTTTCTTGCAGCAACTACAACACCTGCAAGAGTATTCTCATCATATCCTAAAGCATTATAATGGTCTAAACTATCAATCTTTACGCTAGAAGCGGTTCCAACAAAACCATTTCTTAAATCGTTGTCATTTGCTCTTACGACTCTTAATGAACCACCATAAGCTAAGTATGAAGAAGCAGTCAACCAATGCTCATAATGTTTATCTGCTGAATATGGTTCTCCAAAATTGACGAGTAAATCATTTTCATTTTCTACTAGGGTTGGTGAATCAATTGGCCCTTTTGCAAAGGGAGCTACAATTGCACCAACTTTGTCAGATGAAGGAGTAGTTCTTCCAATTGTTAAATCAATTTCTCTTACTACAATTCCAGGAGATGCTAAATTTAGCGGCATCTTTATTCTCCGTACTAACCAGAATTATTCTAAAAGTATTTATAAATTCCCTTATCTATAATCCCACATATAAGATCTATCACCATATTCATCAACATTCCATACTTCTAAAGCATTATTTTCATTTTTTGAACCCGCAAATATCCACCGATCTCCAGTTTCTTCATCAATAGTAACACTAAAATCATCCAATCCATCTGCAATAAAACCAAAGGGTGACATATCCTGTTCTATTTGATTTTTCTGCTCCTCATAAATTCTTTTACGAACATCGTTGTTCGTCATTTCTTTAAAATAATCTTGAGCAACTAACCAAGAAAAAATGACCAAACACATTGCTAAATCATCATTACATCCTTCTTCTGCCTCAAATGAATTCTTTTTTTGAATAAAAGTCGTTAGTTCTGAAATAATATCATAATCCTTTACGAGTAACTTATCATCTTCGATTAATGTTCTTAGATTAGAACATCCCAATTTTTTCACAGCAGCAGTCATGCGAACTCCGAGTTGGGATTTCTTACCACTAAATCCAGAACCCACAATCTGACCAGCACGACCTCTCATTGCGCACATTAAAACATTATCATATTCCAAATCAAAGTGTAAGATACTCGCTACTTGATCACCAATATCATTCACTTCAATCAATAACCAAGCATCATTATAACCCTTTGCTACTTCATGAATAATACTTGGAAATAGCATTGGTTTAATTTCATTATTTTTATATTTTGCTACAATCCTATATGGAAAATTGGTAATATCAAAAACAATAAATGCAGAGTAATCATTACCAATACCACGAGCAACGTCTACTGTGATTAGATAATTATTTTCCTCTTTCGGATGCTCATAAACGTCTAGTCCAGCATTTCTTTTAAGTGGATCATCATAGACAAGAGTTCTTAATTTTGCTGCATTAATTAATGTATCGACAGATCCTAAGAATTCGCATTCAAACTCGACTTTGAATTGTTGCTCACTAGTGTTTGCAATCGTCTGCTCTTTCCATTTAGCGTCTCTACCAGGCACTTCAGACCAATGGACATCTGTGGGCACATATTCGTTCTTGCCCCTCTCAGAGTCGTGCCACATACGGTAGAAGTGATTCATACCGCGTGGCGTAGATACGATAATTACCTTTGTGCTTTGACCAGAAGAAATAGTAGGATAAACAGAGGCAAAGAAGTCATCAGCAATGTGATTCGGGATGAAGGCGAATTCGTCCAAAAAGATGACATTATAGGATCCGCCTCGGACAGCAGATGAAGAAGTAGAGTTTGATGAAATTTTTGATCCATTTTCTAATTCAAGTGATCCTTTGTTCCAAGATATAATACCCTGTTGCATCCACTTGGGTAAGTTCTCATAAGCGAGTTGTAATCTTCCAAGCAGATCCCTTGCAGTGGATGCTTTGTTCGCTAGGATGGCAATATTAACATTGTCATTAAACACGGCATAGTGGAGCAGGTAGGACACGCAGGTGGTTGATTTACCAGTCTGTCGTGGCATCTTGCAAATGTTAAATCTATTCTCGTGGAAGTTTCTTACAAGTTTCTCTTGAAATGGATACATCTCAAAAGGAACAAGACCGTGATCCAGAGAAACAATCTTAATATAGTTTTTTGCAAAATATACAGGATCTTCTTTACACTTTAAGAACTCAATAATCTGTTCTTCTGTGAATTGTATTTGTGTATTTGCTCTTTTTAATAGAGGATTGCCAAGATAGATGTCATTATTGGACATATTCATACCCCCTTTCTGGACCCCAATGTTTCATTCTATAAGATAATCCCTGTATAGTTATTCCTAAATCATCTGCTGCTTCTTGTTGAGAAACATAAACCTTTCCATTTACAGAAACTTTTTTACTATTAGGATGCTTTTCTCCACCCTCATACTTATGACCAAAAGAACGACCTTTTAATGCCTCACTCTTTTTCTTACAAGTTTCTTTGCTGTGCTTTCTACCTATATTTTTTTGAGTTGCCTTATTTAAATTTTCCATAAACCAAGCATCACTATGCCACCCATACTTATGTATTTCTCTACTACAAACATATAAATGCTCTGGAATATCTTTACCGCCTTCGCATCTTGGTGGAAAGTGATGGACATCCATTCCTTTCATTTGTTCCCAAGTTAATCCCCAATTCTTACGGGCAATATTTCTTACCACCTTTGGAGATAATTTTTTGTCTGGAACTTTGATAATTGCGGACACATTTCAATCCCAATCTAAAAATATTTATATAAGATAAATGTTATCACTCATAAAAATTACCTACTAATTTCTTCCCAGTCCATAGACCCGTGAATATCTGCACCAGCAGCATTGGAAGAAGCAACGAGAGAAAGTTCATAAGGTGTCCCATTTAATGCATCTCTTTCTAACTGAAACTTGAATAATGCCTCTTTAAGAATATCAACCGGTGTTGAACCTTGATTAGACCCGTACAAATATCCAGATGCTAATATTCTTCCGCCAGTATAAGTTCCACCATCAATTTTATATTCAACAGAACTATCAAGACCAGCATCATTCCAAGTTCCACCAACAGATGTTCCAGATGCTCTTACTTGCCAGTTATAAGTTGCATTATTTGTAATACCAAGAATTGAAAGTGCGGTTAGAATTACAATTGCATCCAATCTATTTGGTGTTGTTTTAAGGCGAATAGATATGACTGTATAATAAGTTCCTGCCGTTGTTAAATCAACTGGTGTTTGAACTGGTGTTCCTACTGCTTGCTGTAATCCACGAAGTTCATAACCACCCTCTGAAATTACAGTAGAACAAACTTGTTTAAGTGTGCTTGCACTGGTTGTAATTCCAGTATTTGCAATCTCATATCTCAAAGGTAATGATGCCGTTGTAATATAAGTTGAAGTGATTAAGTTTGCGTGATGAAATGAATGGCAGTGAATAAACTTCCCATCAACTACAAAACCCAATCTAACTGTTCCAAGTCCTAACCATTCAATATCCATCCACAAAATTTGTGCTTTGGAAATATCTAATGTAACACCAGATGGATTGAGATGTCCTGCACCAAGCATCGTATCAATATTCCAATCCGACTGTGCAACTCTTGTTGTTGTTCCAGTAGATAAACTTCTTTCCACAAAATATAAAGTGCTTCCATCAAGTTCCAGATACATTCCATTATCTGCACCAAAGTATCCTACTCTTTGACGAAGATTTGCTTTTGCTGGGTTCATTATAAATGTATTCAATACCTGTAATGATTTTCCTGGTTGATAAGAGAATACTTTTGTGGTTTCCCTAATCACAGAACATCCAGCAGTAGTTCCTATACTAATATTGACTAAACCTTGTGTTGTTACAAATCCAACTGTTGAACCAGTTCCTACAACTAAACCACTCCAAAGATTATTGTCCTTGTATCTGTGGGAACTATCAAAAAGTGTAAGTGGAGTTGAAGTTCTTAAACGACCAAATGCATCGGTTGCTATTGGTGGAAATGTAACAGATGCTGATGATGTTGTAGAAATTGATACTGTTCCTGTGACTGGTAGTGGATTACTGGAACTTACGGGAG